TTCCTGCGCAGCCTTGGCTTCAACATCAAGATGTCCGATGCCGACATCATCCAGAAGTACATCCTGCCTGCTCGCGCCTTTGTGGAGAGCGGCAAGGGTCGCACCACCGAAGGTAAGCCTGCTGCCGCAAGGGATGCTGGAGCCGGTAATCAGATTTACAAGGACGCCGGAGCCATCGCTGCCATGGATGAGGATGTGCGCGACAACATGGAGGTTGGGCAGGTTCCCGGTGGCTCTGAGGCTTACAACTTGTACGAAGCAAAGAAGCTGCTGAAGAAGCCTAGCGACAAGCTCAAGCGCGTCACAGACAGCAACTCATTCAGCCTGTGGCAAGACTGGGACTACATCGCAAATGTCGATGGCGAGTATTTCGGCGTCAGCAAAGAAGAAGACCCGGATGCCACGGATGACGAGGACGCCTTTGTTTTCTCCTATGCTCGACTCGATGATCCGCGCAACGTAAAGACCACGTACACATCCGATGTGGGTGTACTGATGTCTGATATTCGCGCCGACTCCATGGGCGGTAAGCCTTCCGCCATGCGTGGCGAAGCTCCAAAGACCGGCCCCGGCTCGGCGGCATTTGACCGCTGGTTTGGTGACAGCAAGGTGGTGGATGCCGATGGAAATCCAGCGGTGGTGTACCACAAGACAAGAGCAGACATCAAAGCATTCGACAAAGAAAAGATTGGATCAAGCGACTACGGATACGCTGGCCAAGGCTTTTATTTCATGCCTTTCCCGCTACAGGGCGACACATACGGAAACATCACGATGCCCGTATTTTTGTCTCTGCAGAATCCATTTGTAATTAACGATTCAAATTGGAAGTCTGAAGAGAGCCCTTACGGATGGATTCCTGCAAATGCTGAGCGTCTTGGTGGCAACAAAGAGGCATCCAAGGCTTGGACGGAAATGATGAAATCAAAAGGCTTTGATGGATTCATGGACAAGACTGGCAAAGGGGATGGAGAGATTGTTGCCTTTGAACCCACTCAGATCAAATCCGCCACCGGCAATGTGGGCACCTACGATCCCAAGAAGGCCGACATCCGCTACAGCCGTCAGAACATCAAGGGCCAGCCCGTGCTCGCGCAGTGGACCACGCCCAATGACACCAAGCTGTACGGCGAAACCAACAAGGATGACATCATCTATTCCCTGCAGAACAAGATGATCGACACCAAGCGCGTGGTGGACGCCATCTCCGCTTCCGCTGGCAAGATCATGGCCAAGTGGAATCCGTACCTGCAGGAAGAGCTGTTCCACGGTCGCACCGCAAAGCAGACCGCAGACTTTCTCAAGAAAGAATTGCGCCCTCTCATGCAAGACATGAGCACACGCGGCGTGAACATCAAGGACTTTGAGGAGTACCTGCACAACCGTCATGCCGAGGACTACAACAAGCACGTTGCCAAGATCGGTGGCATGTCTGATGGCGGCTCCGGTATTGACACCGCAGATGCTCGCGCTTACCTCGCTGGCCTGACGCCACAGCAGAAGACTGACTTTGAGGCGCTGGCCAAGAAGATGGATGCCATCAATAAGGCCACTCGCGAGGTTTTGGTAAGCAGCGGTTATGAGACTCGCCAAACGATTAATCAGTGGGAGAAAACATTTCCATTCTATGTTCCACTCAAGCGAGACGAGGCAAAGCTGGACTACGCCTACACCGCTGGCGGACTTGGCACCGGACAAGGTTTCGATGTGCGCGGAAAATTCTCTCGGTCGGCAACGGGCTCAGAAAAAGATGTTGTCAACATTCTTGCCAATAGCGCCTTGCAGCGAGAGCGTGCCATCATCAAGGCCGAGAAGAACCGCGTGGCGCAGGCCATGTTCGGTTTGGCCCTGCAGAGTCCCAACCCTGACTTCTGGCTGCCGATTGACCCGATGGCAGAGATTGATCCTTCTGCCGCGCAAGACCTTCTGAGCTTCGGCCTGTCGCAGCAAGACTTGGACTTCCTGATGAAGGAGCCACGTCAGAAGGCTGTGGACAAGAGCAGCGGTCAGGTGGTCGAGCGCATCAACGCAACGCTGCGCAACAACGAGAACGTGATGTCGATGCGCTTCAATGGGCGTGATCGGTACGTGTTCTTCAACCCAAACAATCCTCGCTCGAAGAGGATGATTTCTTCGCTCAAGAACTTGGACGCAGATCAGCTTGGCCCGATCCTTGGCAACCTGTCAAAGATCACCCGCTGGTTCGCTTCGGTCAACACGCAATACAACCCGATCTTCGGCGCCTACAACTTCTTGCGCGACGTACAAGGCGCTACGCTGCAGTTGAGCGACACACCCCTTGCCAAGGATAGAAAAGCCGTTGTGGCGGGCACTCTGCCTGCTCTGAAGGGCATCTACTCCGCCTTGCGTGCTGAGCGCGACGGCACCACGGTGAGCACACCATGGGCCACGCTGTGGAATGAGTTCCAAGAAGAGGGTGGCCAGACAGGTTTCCGAGATCAGTTCAGCCGCTCGCAGGAACGCGCAGAGGCTCTTGAGAAAGAGCTGAAAATGGTCACCGAAGGCAAGCTGAAATCCGCTGGCCGTGGCATGCTGAATTGGCTGAGCGACTACAACGACTCGATGGAAAACGCCGTCCGCTTGTCCGCCTACAAAGCGGCGCTGGATCGCGGCATCGACAAGCAGGAAGCTGCCTCCATTGCCAAGAACCTTACGGTGAACTTCAACCGCAAGGGCCAGATCGCCGTTCAAGCTGGTGCGCTGTACGCCTTCTTCAACGCTGCCGTACAGGGTACGACTCGCTTGGCTCAGACCCTGCGTGGCCCTGCTGGCAAGAAGATCATGGCCGGCGGTTTGCTGCTGGGCACGATGCAGGCCGCGCTGCTGGCCGCTGCCGGGTTTGACGACGAGGAACCCCCAGAGTTCGTGCGTGAGCGCAACTTGATCCTGCCCATCGGCGGTGACAAGTACCTGACGTTCCCAATGCCATTGGGCTACCACGTCATCCCAAGCACAAGCCGCATCATCACCGAGTGGGCGCTGTCTGGGTTCAAGGACACGCCAGACCGCATTGCTTCGCTGACCGGCATGTACCTTGAGGCGTTCAACCCCATCGGCAACGCAGGCTGGTCCGCTCAGACCTTGGCCCCAACCTTTGCAGACCCCATCGTGGCGCTGACAGAGAACCGGGATTGGACTGGCAAGCCGATTGCACGCAAGGACTTCTCCAGCCTCGATCCGACGCCCGGCTACACGCGGGCCAAGGACACGGCGAGCTGGTTCTCTACGCAGTTGGCGAAGTACCTGAACTACGCATCTGGCGGCACCGAGTTCAAGCCCGGCACCCTGAGCCCCACGCCGGACCAGATCGACTACCTGATTGGCCAAGTGACGGGTGGCCTTGGCCGTGAGGCACTGAAGGTTGAGCAGACCATCACAAAGACGGCAACCGGTGAAGAGCTGCCGCCCTACAAGATTCCCGTGGTGGGCCGCTTCTACGGCGAGACCAAGAGCTCCGCTGCTGAGTCCAGTCGGTTTTACAAGAACTTGACTGAGCTCAATGAGCACGAGAACGAGATCAAGGGTCGCCGCGAGAGCAGGCAGCCCGTTGCTGACTACCTGAAGGACAACCCAGAGGCACGCCTTGCGCCATTGGCCCGCAACACCTACTCTGACATTCAGAAGCTGCGAAAGCGCAAAGAGCAACTGCTTGAGCGTGACGCGCCTCGTGAGTCGATCAAGCAGGTGGAGGCCATGATCACCAAGAAGATGCAGGCCTTCAACGCCCGGGTTGAGGCCATGAAGGAGTAACTCGGTTACAAGCGGCAATCAAAGCGTGGAGATTGCTTTTCGGAAAGTGTAGATTGAAAGTCTGCACTTTCCGATAATCGGTTACTTGGTTACATGTTTTCCATCACCAGACGGATGGTCTCGTTGAGCGCTGATAGCTCGTCCATCTTGCGCACGGCCCACATCCGCTTCTGTCCATGGATTCCGTTGAGGCTGCCCCGGTGGCAGTCTGCACACAGGGGCATGCTGGTGAACCACTGGCCCTGCTCGATCTCGTGGCACTCGCTCGGGCCTGATGCACCACACACCACGCAGTCCATTTCCTTGATCCGCGTGATGTGCTCCCGCTCCGCAACGGTGGGTGCCTTCTTATTCTTTGACTGCATCTTGCTTGCCGATGTCAAAGCCTGACCTGAGCCAGAACTGCCGCTCATTCCTCAGTTGCTCGATCTCCTGAATGGAGGCGATCAGAAGGCTCTTGGTGTGGCTTGAGTCCGGCAGTGCTGCCACGTTACCCTGAAGGATTTCAACCACGTCCACGCCCTTGCTGGAGCCTTGGCGGGCCACCCACGCGAGCATCTTGTCGATGTTGTGCTTGGCTGCTGCGGCGTGCGCTTGGATGTTTTGATAGTCCTTGCGGAGCAGCTTCTTCTCAATGGCCTTGAGTTGAATCTCGGCACGCATCATGTGCGCCGCCCAGTCGTCCAGTTCAATCATGTTAATTCACTCCCGATGCTTATTAACCAATCGCGAGCCGCCGTATCTGCGGCCTGCTGGTCAGTGTGTGTTCTTGCTCCGTTGAGTATCGCTTGCAGGTGCGTAATGGCTATACGGGCTGTTGCTTGAATGGCCGCGAACTGCTTGGTGCGAGAAACCGCAATATCCCGCCATTCGGCGTTGCCTTTTTCAAGCCATTCAAGGTGGTCGATGACCTCCTGCACAAAGTCGAGTCGCACTGAAACCCACTCGGAGTGTGGCCTAGGGTGTGGCCCCAGTGGAATGGCATCAGAAAATGCTTTTGTCAGGCGTTTGGTGGTGCTCATGCTTGCCTCGCTTTCAGCATGGCGTCTGCCACAAGATATGCGGTGCGTTCTGCATATGTCGGCCACCCACCTTGTGGCGCTGGCCCATTGGCAATAATCAACGCTTGCATCGCCTTGGCTGCAAAGTAGTCGCGCAGGGTCATGCCGCCGTAGTAGACCTTGGTCGGAGCGTTGTAGTTATCGCCTCCATGAATGCGAATCTCTGGAAACGCTGGCCCACCTGTGTTTGTGTTGCTCATGTCGCTCTCCTTTGAAGCATCTCGTCTGCGTGGTCCATAGCTGCTGCGTGGACGCTGGTGAGGCCGTCGTCGCTCTCAATGACGGACCGGTCGCCGTAGTAGGCCAGCAGTCCCTGCAGCGCGAACGCCGCAAAGAAGTCCTGCATGGTCAACTCTTGGATCGACACAGGGTCCCGCTTGGCTACAACTGCTGCGATGCCCTCAAGTTTTTTTCTTGCCATTGCCGCGCCCCTTCACGTTCTGGTTGACGATCAGATCGTCCAGATCATCCGCAAGAATCTTGGCCAGTGGGTCTCCGTAGTAGCTGATGGCCTTGCACAGTTCCACGCCGTGGATGTGGCGGATGCAGTCACGCACGCCTTTGTTGTAGCCGCCATTGAACTCGTCGTCGCCCTCGACAATCAAGGTGATGGCGTCACGCACAAGGGCCGATGCCTTGCGGTTACCTGCGGCCTCCTTGAGCTTGAGGTACACATCCTCTGGCAGGTGCACCGAGTATGGGATTAAGCGCTTTGCTTCCATGATTGGAATTCCTCGTTGATGGCCCAGAACCTCTTGGCCTTTTGTTGATCTTCTTTCAGCTCGGTTCGTGACTCGATATCCAGCTCACCCTTGAGCCACTCGATCACGTCAGCTTCCTTCACTTCAAAGATTTGTTCTTTGCTGTGAAGGTACTGCGCGAACTGTTTATCGCGGCACAGAATGCCTGCGGTGCGAACCGGGTCGCGGTGGTATTCCGCATCCCTGTTCATTGGCTTATCGTCGCCGT